TCCAAGGGCCTCAAGAACGAAGCCACCAAGAACGCTGGCAAGGCCATCACACATTCGACCGCTGGTGCCTCCACGGGCGCCGTAGCGGCTCCTGTGATCCAACACCTAGACTTCTCTACGGTCGCAGGCTGGGTGGTCGCTGGTGCGCTCATCGTCGGCGGCGTCTGGCTCATCTGGCACGCCGTACAGGCCAACCATCGCGCCAACGCCTACAACGAGAAGCTCAAGAATGCTTAACGAACTCTCCGACATCTGGGGCCGCCTCAAGGTCCACTGGCACGCCGTAGCGGTCGCTTTGATCGCCGCGCTGCCTGTGATCCTGCAGCAGCTCGACGGCATCGACCTCAGGCCGATCCTCGCGCAGCTCCTCCCGGCTCAATACGTTGACCTGGTTATCGCGCTGCTTCCCTTCCTGCTGCTCGTGATGAAGCCTATGCTTCACATGGAGGAGCCTGCGTCCGAAGAATGAGTGCACTTTTCGGACTGCTCACGGGCATCCCGGGTTTCCTCACCGGGCTGCTCTCTTATCTCAACAAGAAGCAAGACACTGCGGCCATCTTCAATGGTAACGCCAAGGATGCCACGGTCGCCATTGTGCAGGCCGAGGCGGCTCGCACGGCGGCACTCAGGGACGTCACGCTCTCGATGCACTCCCACCCGGTCTACTGGATCGCGTGGGGCTTCGGCGTCTTCCCGGTGCTGTTCTATCACGCAGCAATCTTCTTCGTCAGCACATTCCCTGTGCTCGGTTGGCACGTCGATAAGGTGCCTACTGTCGAGCTTGAATACGCGCAACTCGTTGTCGGCTCGGTCTTCACATTGACCGGCGTCTCAACTGTAGTCGCAGGACTTGCACACGCATGGACCAAGAGAACCTAATGGATACCGCCACCACTGCAGGCGCTGGCGCAATGCTCACGTCGCCGCTGTGGATCACCACGCTCAACCCTTACGTCCAGTTCGCTGTGGCGGTGCTGGGTGCGCTGTGGCTGGTCACTAAAATCGCCACCACCATCTACACCACGTTTTTCAAGAAGGATTAAGTGACCGTCAAAGTCAGTGAGGGCTTCAGCACCTCACAGGTCGCAGTAACGACTGCGGCTTCCAAGGTTGTCCCCGGCGCTCCCGGTCGAGACACCGTTACGCTCTACAACACCGGCACCGCCACGGCCTACGTCGGCAACACGGCGAACGTCACCGCCAGCACTGGTTTCCCCATCGTCGCTGGTGCAGCTCTCGTAATGGAAGCTACGGCTGACATCTGGGCCATCGGCGCTGCGGCCACGACCCTCGCTGTACTGCAGGAGGGCTAATGGCTCGCCTAATTCTCCCGGGCGGCGCGGCTTCATCCTCGCTGCTCTCCAACACGTTCGACTTCATTGGCGACAGCCGCTCCGAGGCGATACATTCTGCCGCTGGCGGTCTGGGCCACGGCCTCGCGTCGAACCACTGGTTCACGTGGCTTCGTGTGCAGAGCCTCGGCAAGTACAAGCTGGGTCTCGTGCTCGGCATCAGCGGCAAGACGACCGACCAATACATCAACACCAATCTGTCGCAGGCTCTGGCCAGCAAATCGGGTTGGCTGGTGTTCGATAAGCCTTGCGTGAACGACCTGTCTGCCTTGCCGAACTCGGGCGTCTTCCCGTACACCGACACGAACGGCACAACGATCACGCAGTCCAACGTTGGCACTCAGGCTGCATTGAAGGTCATCGCGGCGGCCGAGAGGGCTCGCGCTGTCGGCAAGAAAATTCTGCTCACAGCAGAGCCGGGCTCTACGGGCCTCACGCAGGCGGCCACGCTCGGTCAAGCGTTCATCGTTTCGGACCTCCTGAAGGCCTACGCTGATGCAACGCCCGGCGTCTATTTCTACGATCCGCGCCCTGCTATCTACGCTCCGACTTCGTCCGCTATCGCGGTCGCCTTCAAGACGGGCTACTCAAGTGACGGCACGCATGCCTTTCCGGCCATGTCGTTCGCTGAGGCTGCTGCAGTCAAGACGCTGCTGGACCCGCATGTTACCGGAGGTGACTACGGACCTGCGCACATTGCGGATGTCAACGCGACATATACGCGGCAGATGTGGCCGAACCCTCTGTTCAACACGCTGACCGGAGGCACGCGCACGACCATTGGCGGCACCGGCTCCGTCCCGTCTGGCCTCACCATCTCTGGCGCCGCGTCGTCCACCTGTAACATCACGTCCGCAGCGAACGCGAACGGCTTTGGCAACGACGTGACGTTTACGCTCACGTCCACTGGTGCCGACACGTTCCGCATGGTGTTCGCGCCGCCTTCCAACACCCTTTGGACGCTGTCGAGCTATCTCGACTTCAGTGTCGATATGGATGTGGCTGCTGGCGCTTCAAACGCCACTGTGCCGATGTTGCTGCACACGGTTGGTGCGCAGGTCAATAGCGTGAACACCTCGTTCAACGTGTACGACCTCTGCGCACCGGCAGCTACGTGGCTCTGCCCGACCTCGGCTTACTCCGCGCGTCTTCACGCAGGCCCGACGCAGGCGTTGACCGTTATGCCGGGCGCTGCCTCGCAGTGGTTTATCCAGCCGAACATCTACGTGACCTTCGCTGGTGCAGGCTCTCTCACGTTCACCCTGCGCCGACCCAACTACAAAATCGTGCCGATCTACGCCAACGGGGCGTTCACCGGCTAACCGAAAGGGCTCCTATGCCTCTTGATCTCTCCAAGCTGACCGATGCGGTCGGCAAGGTGGCCGCTCTGGCTACCTCCCACGCCACCGTAGTCGCCGCTCGCGACGCCGCGCTGGCTGACCTCGCTACGGCACAGGCCGACGTTGACGCCCTCGTGGCGCAGCTCGTGGCCGCCGCTGCGACGCCTGCGGAAGCCGCTGGGCTCACTGCGGTAGCCGAGGCCCTCGTGGCCCCGGTCCCCGTGGAAGCGCCTGTGCAGCCCGCGCTCGGCCCTGTGGTGATCCCGCAGACCTTCCTGCCCGGCGACCCGCGCGCCCTCGTCTAACTAAAAGCCCCACCACGTTCCCTTATGGGTTCATGGTGGGGCTTTTTTTTCGAGTGTAGGCGTAGCTGTTGGACGCCTCGTTTTTAAGTACGTCACCCTGTCTCCCGGCTACGGGCACGCTTGGCGACACGTCTGACCCTTTGCAGCAGACGTACTCACTCGAAACCCAAGGAGCTACCTTGGGCCGTTAGGTTACCACTGGCCGTTGATGGCCTCGGACACGCGCCCGCCGTCGATGTTCAGGCGACGGCCAATCTCAGCGTTCGAGAGGTCGGTCGTCTCGTGCATCTTGCGGGCGGCGCGGCCCAGCTTCGCGGTCATCTTCTGGTGTCCTGTGCGGCGCCCGGGGCGAACCGCGCGGGTCATCAGGGCCAGAGCGTCCTTGATGGTCTCGACGACGTACGGGTCTGTCACGGCTTGCGCCTGCAGCAGCCCGTTTAGGATCACGCGGGCCTTCGGAATGTTGGTGCTCATGTCTTGATGTTTCCTAGCTTCTTGAGCACGAGCTGCACGCTCGGGCGGGTGACATCGACCTCCATCATGCCGTCCCCGGGGACGTCGTCGAACCCCGGGTAGCCTTTGTGGACGATGGTGTTTCGGAGGCCGAGCTTGCGGCACAGCTCCAGGTATCGCTCCTCGGACTGGTCGTAGAGACCGTCGTCCATCACGAACCTGTTGCCCCACGACGAGTGCACGGCTTCCGGCATGTAGTAGGCCACCTTGCACTCGATGAGGCGCCACGTGAGAGCGATGTGCTCCTTGGCGTCCTTACTTAGCCTTGGCATACGAACGCTCGCAGTTGCCCTCGCAATACCACCAGTGCATATCGACAGGCGTGTGCCCGCAGTCATAAGGACGACTGTGGGTCTCCATGTCCTCCCCGCAGCAGCACGTGGTCTTGCAGCCTTTGCTTTCGTTCTCGCATGGCTCGTCACAGAAGAAGACTTGATGGTCCTCCCCTGTGATGTCGCGGAGCTTCTGCGCGTCAGCCTCAAGGGCCTCCTGCATCTCCCTGTCGAAGCTCACATCGCTTCCTTTTCGAGATGCGCGTCACCGCCCTTCAGCGGCGACAGTGGACAGTTGCGGAAGGTCTCGCGGCTGACGTAAGTCCAGTCAGGCGCCAGCTCGTGGTTGATCGAGTTGCCTTCCAGCAGGTAGCGCTCGTGGGACACGGACACCTTGACGAACGTGCGCCAGCCTGCGGTCTCACAGGGAGCCACAGCGTGGATCACGGTCTCGTCGAGGCGCAGCAACGTGTTGTTGGGATACGTGCGGATGAACTCAGGTGCGCAGCGGGCGTCTCCTGTCATCATCTGCATCGACTGCTTATGGTCGTCGGGATATGGCACCAGCCGGTCAGGCTCCCAGAACAACGTCGGGTTCTTGTCGGCCCAGATGTAGTTCAGGTCGGGCGTGCCGTAGCCGTCAGCGTGCCAGCCGAGACGGTTGCCGGGGTTCTCTGGAGAGACCCAGAGACGCTTCGCAGTCAGGTAGACGTAGCTGCCCATCCAATCCACCGCACCCATGTCCACGTACACGGCGCTGACGATGGGCAGGAACTGCGCGAGGTTCGCAGGGTATGTCTCCTGCAGATGGCCCGGCAGCTTGATCGGGCAGTAGAGCCACGCCATCATCTCGGTGCACTTCAGGTCAATCGTCTTGATCACGCGCGGTGCATTGCCTGCGAGCTTCGTCATTGGTCTCTCCAGATTTGAGGGTGTCAGCCGAACGTGTCGGCCAGTGCTTTCGCGATGCCGGGATAGGTCAGAGACCGTTTCTTCCAGCGGTCAGGACCGGGCGCAGCGAAGTGCACCTCGGCTTTGGGTTTGGAGCCCACAGGGAGCCGTAGGGCTTTCCTGCAGTCGTCCCATGTCGGATACTTGGGCACGAGCAGCTTGCCACTGCGGACCCAGAAGCACGTGCGCTTGGTGTAGGGATCGCCCCACATCCATGGCTGCACGATTTGCGTCGGCTCAGCGCCGATGATGTCCTTTGCGTAGCCAAGCATGATCGGGTTCTCGCAGACCACCTCGGGGATGGTCTCCGTCTCCCAAAGCTCTTTGAAGAACGCTGCGCCAAGGCGAAGCTGCTTCCAGCGCTCGGCGTCTTTCCCGTTCGGCTTCTTGCCGTCGATGTAGAGATGCTTGCTTGAGCTGTTGGCTAGGAATGTGCACGGTGGATGAAAAATGCCTAGGTCCCATCCTCTGTCGAGGACGGTGAGAACGTCTTGCTGCAAATGATACTTGCTGTTTCCGGGCTCAAGATCACACGACCACGCATCGTGTCCCTTGGCCCGGAAAGCGTCTCTCACTCGCCCGCTGAACTCGCAGCCGACGAGGACCCGTAGCTTGCGCTTCGGGATGAACTATTCTTTCGGAAGTATGATGCCTGCTTGCCACTCAGTGGCCAGTCGGGTGTAGCTGTCGCGCCAGCCAAGGTCAGTCTTGACGATGGCTTTCTTGTCGAGCATTGCGTACCCGATTTCTCGAGCCACACCATAGTCGATGTGCTCGTTGAGGCGCTTCCAGCCTTCGACGTCTTTCTTGAGGTGCTCCACCTCATACCAGCTGATGCTGCGCTGGACCGTCAGGACCACGTGGCGTTCCCTTGGGATCACCACGTAGCCGTTGTCGCGAAGGACTTGCTTGGCGTGCTCGATCTGCCAGTCCTTGACGGTCGGGATCACTTCAGAGCGGCTCGTGCGATGATGCCGGACAGCGTGTAGTCGAAGCGCTTGACAGCGCCAGCGACCAGCACCAGACCGGCGCCGACTGCAGACGACACGAGGTGATCCAGGTACGGAGCAGCCCACGGGTCATGCGCGATGATGCCACCAGCAACCCAGCCCAGAAGGCCAGCGCCAGCCCAGACCATGATCGGGAAGCGCGCGATGACCTTGCTGATGATAGCCGCGCCAGCGATGACCAGCGGGATCGAGATGAGCACGCCGATGACCATCAGCTCGACGCTGCCGTGCGCCAGAGCGGCCACAGCGAGGACGTTGTCGAGGCTCATGGAGGCGTCAGCCACAGCGATGGTGCCGATGGCAGCCGTGAGCGTGATGCGACCCACAGCGTCCTCCTTGGCCTCTTCCTCGCCCTTGAGCAGCCCATAGGCCACGTGCAGGAGGAACAGGCCGCCGAGAAGCGAGAGCCCCGGCACGCCGAGGAGCAGCACAGCGAAGAACGACATGACGACACGGAGCAGGACGGCAGCTGCGGTGCCGCCGATGATGCCCCACTTCTGCTGATGTTCCGGTAGTCGGTTCGAGACGAGCGCGATGACAACCGCGTTGTCGCCAGAGAGCAGAAGGTCGATCCAGATGATGCCGAGAAGTGCGATGAAGAATTGGTCCACTAAGGTCTCCTTTAGAACCAGTCGTATTCACAGTGCAGCCACAACGCGGTGAGCCACATGAGCCACACCGCGTCGATAGCTAGGACGAACTCAACCAAGGAGCTTCTTGGCGTCGAGGTTCAGGAGGCCGCCGATGTCCATCAGCACCTTCTCCTCGTCCGCACCGATGCCACCCTGATCGGCAACGTCGGCCGCGATCAGGAAGACGTCCTGACGCACGGTGGCGTCACGAGCGACCAGCGCCTCGATGTTGCGCTTGTTCTCCATGCGGCCCGCACGGGTCTTCGCACGGATCAGGGCGAGCCCGTAGGCGTCGCTGATCTGCGTCGAGTTGAAGGAAGCGGCGACGAGAGCGTTCGACTGCATGCCCTTGATGGCAGCATCGACTTCGCTGTCTTCGACCACGCCATCAGCAGCGGTCACATTGGCTGCAGCCGAGGCCACGCCCTTCAGGAAGGCGTCATCGCCAACGTAGGAGTTCACAGCGCGCTTGGCGTCAGAGAAGATTTTCGAAAACAAACCCATAGGAGTAGTCCCTTCTTCAGAAGAACCATCGACGCACGGGGTATCCGCGCGACATCTTGATGGTGATGTTGATGACGTAAATGAGCCCTAAGGCGTCCATGACGTGATTGAGGAGAACACCGACGATCATCAGTGCATCTTCAGCCAACCCGGGCTGTCCTCGTTGTAGCGCTCGACGCAGGCGTAGACGTATTCCAGCGACTGCAGGACTTCCGCCGACGTGATGGTGTTGGCTTCGCTGAACTCTTCGATCACCTCAGCGAGGCGTTCGTTGAGCGCGGTGCCCTCGTTGGATTGCTCACTGATCGCCAATGTAGCGCTCCTTGTTCCAGAGCTGATAGGCGCTGATTAGGAAGTTCACGTTGGCCTCCAGCCACACGATGGGGAACGCAGCGACCATGGCGGCCCGGCGCTTCCACTTCGTGAGACCGAAGATGTTGGGAAACAGCGAGATCACTTACGCTTGGCCTTGGACTTGCCCTCGACACCGATGACCTCGGTGCCCTTCTCGACGAACGCCGGGGAGACCTCGACGGTCTTCTGAGCCTTCGCGAAGTGACGCAGGCCTTCCAAGATGGACACCAAGGTCTCCTCGATACGCAGCAGAGCGTCGAGCGTCTGGGTGCTCTCGGGACGCGAGTGCGCCGGGAGGTGCTGGCGGTTGCGGTGCTCCAACGTCGCGATGTTGGTGTCCACGGGAGTGAGGTCGGTCTCCCACGGGGTTTCGTTGTCGGTGTCAGACATAGATCAGGTCCTCGGTGAACTCTTGGTGGGCCTGCAGCATCTTCAGCCAGTAGACGTAGGGCAGCAGCAGGAAGGCTTCGATTGCGAAGGCATTCATTGGACGATGGCCTGCGGTGTGCAGCTGGGGATCATGTTGAGCGGGAAGATACAGATGGCTCCCTGCTGTGGAGGTAGTACATCCAGAGGCGCACCAGCATCCGGTGTTGCCAGCGGCGCCACATGTGATGGTCGTGCTGGTGCTCGATGCGCGGGTGCACGAACGGTGGGTGGTCGAAGATCAACATGAGGCTTCACCTGGTTGGGCCGATGCTTCACCACAGGCGTCTTATGTGGCTCCGGGGTCGGCATCGTGGTGATCGGAGGGAAACGTTGTTCGAAGGTGTCCAGTGGTATCTCGCGCACGACCTCGGGGACCACCTTGGGCAACTGCGGTTTCCCGCAGAAGCCAAGAGTGAGCAGAGGAAGCACGAGCACTGCAGGACCAAGCAGCAGTCGCTTCATTTCAGTCTCAGGGATTGCACGCGACCGCCTGAGTTGGCGTCACGCTTGATTGCGATACGGACGGCGTCCTTTGCGGTGGCGCCTGCGTCCATGGCAGCGAAGGCGTAGGGCGAGCCCGATCCTGTCGCGTAGTAGCCCGGGTCCTGTTTGACCCAAGCCTCACCTTCGTATTCCCAGAGTGACCCATCGGTCCTCAGGTGCAGCGCTGAGATGTCTTCCAGCTTCGGGTGCTTGACCTTGGCGGTCTTGCGCATCGCCTGCAGGAGCAGCTCGGCGTCCTGCACGCTCCCGGCCCACGCCACGAGGCTCCCGTCACGCAAACGGTGAACCTTGGTGCGCTTGTCGGAGACAATCATGTCCCCGGCCGTAATGCGGCTGTCGGTGGCCAGCTCGCCGTCTCTGTAGGCGATTGTGGTCATCGGCGGGTGTAACCGTCCGCTGCGATGGTGTCGATGTCGCCATCGAACACGGCGCCGTCAGGGAATGTCGCAACCATCCACGGCGGGCAGCAGCCACAGGAGCCGATGCGTACCTTGATGCCAGCGGCCTTCAGCACACCTTCGATGCGGGACTGTGCGTCAGCGTCGTTCAGCACGACCGGCTGCGGCTTCTCCACGGGCGGCAGGAAGTCGGGGAACGTCGGCTCGTACTCATTCCAATCAACAGGGTTCATTTGGTCCTCGTGTTGTAAAGCTCACGCAGCGCAGCGTCCCGCGCCTCCGCAGGGATGATTGCGAGCGTCGCGAGAGTGGCCAGATACTTCTCCTCGCCCCAGACAGCCTTCGCTATCGTGTGGTCGAAGATCAGTGCGTCAGCGCTCGGGATTTCCTCGGTGACGTCGCCACGCTTGTAGAAGACGTGGTGACCACTCACGACCAGTGTGCAGTCTGGATAGGCTGCGGTGATCATGTCGCGGAAGAGAGCCTCGTTGTCTGTGTTGCGGTTGTTCTCCCGCTCCCACAGTCTCACTTGGCCTCCACTGCTTTGTTGAGTGCGTCGATCAGGTCGTAGGCCTGCCCGAACGTCAGCTCCAAGACATCCGCCGTGCTCCGGTCGGGATACTCTTGGCGGATGATCAGGGTCTCGTTGGCCTTGGCACCATTCCTCGACCACCACACGTCAACAGCGGGACACCCGGGGCGAACATTGCCGCCCGGGGTCTTCACTGCGTCTTCTGCGTCGATGGTGTAGGTGGTGCCGTGGCTGTCAGTGCTCCGGGTTGCTGGCACTACGCCTGTCCTTCAGGTGCTCGTGCAGCATACCGCTCGCGTTGAACAGCAGGGCGCACAGCTCGGTCTCAAGGTCCTTCACGATGGTCTCACCTTTGACCACCTCGGTGACCGGCAGGCCACGCCAGAGCTTCCACACGGCGAAGAAGTGCCGCCAGAGGCTCTTGATGTAGACACCCATCGGGATGCCAAGCTGCCAGTTGTCGCTCTCACGCATAGAGCCATCGGGCATCCTGCGAGCCTTGTGCATGTGCTCCGCGTAGCGCTCCAGCACCAGCGGTGACAGGAAGCCTTCGAAGTCCAGCTTGTTGGCGTCGAGGTCGCGGGTGGCACCCGTGCCGAACTCGCGGACAGCTGAGGGCGTCTGCGGCTGCAGATCGGAGCCACGAGGGCGAACCGTGGGGACGTTGGTCACGTGGACGAGGTCTTCCACAGGCAACGGATACGCGTTGCCGAAGTCCGGGTCACCGTCCGTCACGACGCCCACAAACTCTGGGTCGTCCGGGTACAGCTTGATCACCGTGCCGATGTCCCCCGCTTGGTAATGCCTATTGGCGCGTGAGCACAGCAGCTTTACGCGGTCGTTAATGCGGAACGTCATCAGATGATCCCCAGTGCAGTGAGCGTGACCAGCGTATTCACTGCGCTCGTATGGATGATGTAGGTGCCGCCAGCGGCGATCCACGCGTCACGATTGACTGCGCGGTCGTCGATCAGGATGTCACCCGGCTTGCAGTAGGTCGGCTTGTCCTTGGTCTGGCACGTGATGACCTTCACGCCAGTGCCGAAGCTGCGGGCCACAGCCTGACGCTTCTGGAAGTCCACGCGCTCGCCGTTCTCCCGAGGGAGAGCCGTGAGGATTGGCGGGTTCAGGTGCTTGATACGGCTCCACAGCTGCATCGCATCCGGCATCAGCTCCAGCTTCGCGAAGAACTCGGGCTCCGTGTTCAGGATTTCCCAGAACTTGTTCGGACCCCAGATGAACTCGAACTTGTAGATGTTGTTGGTCTTCAGCAGCCGCTCGGCCGCCTTATCGAAGTTGAACAGGACCCCGTCGAGGTCCACGTAGAGCGTCACTTGTTGGGGCTCCAAAGGATCGGTTGTTTCTTCTCTTGGTCCCAGTCGGTCCAACGCAGGATGCGAGCGAGCCGTGCTTGGCGCACAGCGTCGTCCTCACTTAGGCCTGCCTTGGCGTACTGAGAGACCACGCCTTCCCACACATTGGTGGTCGGCTGTTGCTTCCAACGTGTCTCCGTCGTGCCCTTACGCGGACCTGACTTGAACACGTGTTCGTACGAGAGCCAGACGTAGGGCTTCTCCAAGAACTCAGCGGCACCAACCTTGCCTACGCCGGGGCAACCCGGGTAGCCATCGGAGGTGTCACCGACGAGCGTCTGATACATGTGCCAGTAGTCGGCTTCCGTCTCGCTAATCTCCATGAGGTCCTTGCCGGTCCACAGGGTGCCCGGGATGGTCTTCATGTCCTTGTCTTGCGAGACGATGATCTTCTTCGCCTTGGTAGGCTGTGTCGCGAGCATTCCCATCACGTCGTCGGCTTCCAGATCGTGGAATTCCTTCGTCGTGTATTCGGTCAGCACGCGATCCCGCATGTCTGCGTAGCAGAGCGGCTTCACGCTCTCGGCCCTGTTGTTCTTGTAGGTAGGGTCCACAGCGTAGCGGAAGTTGGTGCGAGGCTCCGTCGAGAAGCAGATAACGTGCTCCTTCGTGTTGAACCGCTCGAACACCCGGTCGATCATGTCGCGGATGTTCTTCCAAGCCTTCTTCGGATCAGCGTAGCGAACTGGGTCAGCATCGTCGTCCCACTTCACCTTGTCTTCGACGGCGGCGCAGCCCTTGAATATGAACTCGTCGCCGTCGATCAGTACTACTTTCTTCAGGCTAGTGCCCTCTCCAGTCTGTCGATCATCTTTTGCGCACCGGTGGTGGATGTGTTGATTTCCACCAGCACCGTGGTGCCACGGCTGATCTTGATGACCACCCGGGCACCCTCCCGCTTCACGTCGAAGCCGAAGGGTCTACCCGGGTATTCGTAGGGGTCCGTCACGCCTCGTCTTGAACCTGCTCGGCATCAAGAGCGTCACGCGCTGTGTAGTACGAGGTGTCGTCCTCGATTGCTTCCAGCGCCTCATAGGCCTCGTCAGCCCGATCATTGATGATCTGCTGCACGCGGTCGTCGGCAAACGCCGGGATGCGGCGAGCGTCGGCAACGCCCTCCAGGTAGCCGTCATCGAAGCTCTCGTCGATGGACTGCTCGGCATCGGCCTCTGCCAGCTCTGCGTCGAGCTGCATCTCCAGCTTGGTGAAGCGAGCGCCCTGCTCGAAACCTTCGTCGAACGCTTCGTCGATCAGACCCTCGGCCCGGTCGTTCTCTGCGTGCACGCCGTCGATCCGGCCCGTTTCGTAGGCGTTCTGCATCGCAGCGGCGAACGCTTGGTAGGTCTTGGCAACAATCTCGGTCTCAGCAGCGCCGAACAGCAGCGTGGTGGCACGGGCGAGAGCTTCGACGTTCATGGTCTGGAAAATCATTAGTCTTCCTTTTCGTTGAGCCAAGCTAGGCCCTTGGTGGTGATGTGCCACGTCTTGGCGAACCGCTGTGGGCCGACCTTCGTGGTAATGAGACGGAGGGAAGCAGCCATCGCGATGATGTCTGCCGCCTTCCGGGCGTAGTCTGATTTCACCCGCACTTGCTCGCGCCAGCACAGCTTCAGCGTATGCTTGAGCTGCGTCAGCGGATCAGTGGGTGTCTTTCCAGCTGCTACCGATGGTCGGTTCGCAGTCGAGCGGGACGCGGAAGCCGTAGGGCTCGCCCGCTTTCTTGGCGCAGCTCGCGAGGATTTCACCGATTTGGTCGGCAACTTCCCTGCGGCAGCAGACTTGGATTTCATCGTGTACCCATAGGACGAAGACGAAGTCCCCATCCCACCCTAGTTTGAATTTCGAACAGCACTCTGCGAAGGCATCCGCCAACCAGCGCTTGCAGATAATTGCGCCGGCTGACTGGATTAAAAATTTAGTGCTGAGTGATCTGATCGAGTTGGAATGCGACGTCCGTCGAGCCCCGGCACGCGGCTCAAGCGTTCGACCTGATCGCTGATCTGCGATTGCAGTTTGTCGAAGCCTTTGATGCGTGTCAGGAACGCGTTGCGGACCTGCTTGCCAACCTTCTTGATGCGAGCGTTGGACGGCGGCTTGTTATGGTCTCCGAAGAACTTCTCGTAGACCTCCCTGCCCGGCTCACCAGCATTACGGAGCGCATTGAGCAACGCTTCGTAGATGATCGAGCCCGCCATCTCGTCGCCGCATCCGTAGACGTAGGCGTAGATGAAGCGCTTCGATCCGTCCTCGCGGACGATGGTGTGCAGACGCTCGGTGTCAGTCGGCTCCCGATCCTTGGGCTCCTTCTGCCGGTCGCCCTCGGCCAGCCCCATGACGCACGCGTGCAGCCAGTGAGGATCGCCTTCAAGCACGGTCTTCGCATACTCACCCGCGTCGAACTTTGCGAGATAGTGTGCGAGCCCGCGCAGCTCCAAGCCTTGCTGGTCGGCGCCCAGAGCCGCCCACCCGTGCGGCATAGCGGAGCCGCACATGAACAGTGCTCTGAACTCGTGACCGTACGGCTTCTTGGCCGAGGGCACCTGTCCGAGGTTGGGAAACATGTGCGCGCCACGTGACGTGATGGTGCCCATAGGGTTGATCACGCCGTGGATACGCCCGTCGTCCTTGACGGAAGCCATGAGGGAGTTGTCGGTGCCACACAGTTGCGACAGTCGCTTCTCGATCATCATGAGTTCACCTAGGCCGTTCATCTCGGGATACCGAGCAACGATGCTTTCGATGACCTCTTCGTCGATCTGTGGCTTTCCACCCTCAGTGAACTTCGACGGCTCCCATCCCTTTTCCAACAACACCTTCGCGATGTGGTCACGGGAGCCCGGGTTGAACTCGACAATCTTCAGTTTGGTGCAAGGGTAGCCATTGAATGGCAGCACCATCTTCGTCTTGCCAGTCTTCTCGTTGTAGACAGCCTGTGGCGTCTCGCCGTACTCACCCCAGTATCCCATCTTCTCGTTGGGCTTCTTCGGATAGAAGATGCTCTTCGTCGGGTCTGGGCTGATGGGCGCGAGCCAGAAGCCGTAGTGCTCCTTAAGGGCCTTCTCCAGCTCGTGCTGGCGCTGCGTCAGGTGTGCTTGAAGCTCACCGGCTGCCCTCAGGTCGAAAGGGACACCCATCTCCTCCATCGAGTTACAGACGCGAGCAACACGGTGCTCCAGCTCGATGGCGTCCTGCGAATACTTATCGGGATTGATATGCTTCCACAGGTCGAAGTTGGTGAGATGGTCCTGCCCCATGTATTCGAACATGTCTTCGTTGAACTCACCCCAGACGAACTTTGCGATGTCGTCGGGATGTTCGAGACCGAGGGCGCGGGCCTTAGCTTCCATCACGTCCGCGTAGTCACCCTTGGGACAGCCCAAGCGATAACCCCACGCACCAATGGTGTGCTTGCCCTTGTACTTCTTGCCGGGTGGCATCTTGCCTTGCCGGATCAGCTCGTCGTCCGTGGACTTCACGCCGGGATACTTCAGGCGAGCCAAGATCATCGTATCGCGGATGATCACGCCCGGCCTCGGCTTCCACTTGGTGAGCTTGGTAAGCAGCGGGATGTCGTGACGGATGATGTTGTGACCAATGATTTCATCCGCCTCGTCGAGAGCTTCGACGTAGTCCTTGGTCTGGTGAGGCCGGAAGCCAATGTAGCTCTCCGGCCCCTTCTCTACGTCGAGTAATCCCGCACAGTGCAGCTTCGTCGCGTTCGAGACAAAGCCGTTGCTCTCTGTGTCAGTCAGTAGTCTTAGAACGGTGCATCCTCCTCGTCGTTGTTCACTGCGTCACCGCTGGCAGCCTTGAACGGATTGGCGAGCTTGTAGCGCCCGGTGGGGATGTCCCATTCGAGCGTGTCCGCTTCACCTGTGTCTCCTGTGACGCGACACTTGAGCACCCTGAGGACCGCGTAGGCCTTCTTCTCCGGGTTCTGCTGGTCGCGCTCCATTGCGATGACGTTGTACGAGAGCTGTTCGATTGCGGCTGAGCCGCGCAGGTCGTTGAGACTGATGGCTGAACCCTCGTTGAAGTTCTTGCCCTGCGACCGCTTCAGATGGACGATGGCAATCACGCCGCAGCCCGTCTCCTTCACGAAGGAGGCTAGCTTGGTCATGAGGATGTCGATGTCCTTGCGCTCGCCCTCGCTGCCGCTCTCCAGACCGGAGGTGACAATCGAGATGTGGTCGAGCACGATGAAGCTGCAGCCACTCGCCGCCATGTATCGCATCATGGTCAGCAGGCGTTCGCTCTCCAGCGAGCCGAAGTGGTCGTAGAACATCATGCCGTCCCAGACCACGGCAGCGAGAGCAGCGTCCCACGCGTCGTCCGAGAGGCTCTCAGGATCACTGAGGAGCTGCTTCAGAGGGACACCGGCATGCAGCGCGCAGTAAGCGGCCACAGAGGTCTCGTTGTCCTCCTCCAGGTAGATGTTGCCAACCTTCAGTCCGTGATCGGTGCGCATCTGGTACGCGATGTCTCGCGCCAGCGTGCTCTTGCCGATACCGGAGCCTGCAGTGAGCGTGGTTACCTCTGCCGTACGCAATCCCATGAGCTTGTCGTTGAGCCCGGGGAAGCGAAGCACGTAGCCTTTGCGCTTCTTGGTCTTCAAGCGCTCCTTGGTGAACTCACGACCCTCACGGATACCGTCAGGCCGGAACGCCTTGGCGTCCCAGAACGCCTTCACGAGCGGTCCCGGACCGTCCTTGTCGAGCACCTCGTTGGCGTCCTTCCGGCTGAGGGTCATGATCTTGACCTTGCCGGGCGGGAACATCTCGCACGCCTCAGTGAGCGCCTTCTGGCCGGGCTCGTCTCCGTCGAAGCAGAGCACGATACTGTCGAACGCCATCAGCTTGTCGTAGTCGGCCAAGAAGGCCTTCTTGACAGAGCCAGAGCCGTTCGGGAGCGACCCTGTGGGCGTCGTGTACTTGCCGTTCGTCAGCGCCTGATGCACTGACATGCGGTCAATCTCGCCCTCGGTGATGACGACGAACTTGCCCTTGGCAGGCCACGACCACGAGCCGATGACGCCCCCGTTCTTCTTGTACGGGCTGTCGCCAATCCAGCTGAATTGCTTCTTGCTGTCTCGTGTCTTCTGGTCGATCACGCGACCCTGCGCATCCTTGATGTTCTGGATGTGGATGCGCTTGCCGTTCTTGCTCTCACCAATCTGGTAATCACAGGCCCGGCAGGTCTCCTCGGTGATACCTCGGGAGATCAAGCCTTCGTAGTGCCCCTTGATGGGGACGAACGTCTTCTCTTCTTCAACCTCACCGAACTCATTCGGCTTTGGCTTGCTCTTGGTGGCGCCTTCCACTCCGTCCTTGAATTGCTTCTCGCAGACTTGGCAGTAGCTGCCATCGTCGTAGACCGAGAGCCCGTCCGATGATTTACCGCACGGGCACTCTTCGTGGCGAATGAAACCCAAAGGGTTACTTGGCGAGACTGTAGGAGGCGTAGGAGCCGCCGACTTCATCCTTCACCACTTCGGTGACGATGTCGTAGCCCTTGCGGCGCAGCTTCAGGATCACGTCGGACAGACGCGGGATGTGATAGACACCCATCGCCTTCATCTGCGTGATGTTCTTGCCGTCCTTCAGATGCTGGAGGATGACGCGCTGCTGCGGGCCGAGGTTGATGTCAGTGGCGAGGTCCGTGTGGCTCCCTACGGTGAACGTGTCGTCGTTGACCTTCTTCAGCATGTAGTCAGGGATGTACCAGTTGGTGCCGAGACGAACGCCGTCTTCGAAATGCCCGCGACCCTTGGCGTCCTTCTCGCTGAACTGCACGAGTTGCAGGTACCCGCGGCCAGTGTCACCAGTATAGGTCGGGATGATGGTGCCGGTGAGACCGTTGGTCCAGCAGCCGATGTCGATGCTGATGACCTTGTCGCCAACTTTTAACTTGGACTTCGCCATGTCGATCACTTTCTCTTCTTGGAGGGTTTGAGATACGCTTTGATTTCGTCGATCCACTCAGGCGGCACGACCTTCTCGCACCACTTGAAACCGTGGTCCGTCGCCCACTTGGCGTACGTGGTCTTGCTGCCGCTGTAGATTTTCGTTGAGGCGCGACTGAAGATGAACCTGATGTCCAGCTCCGGGTGCTGCTCCTTCAACATGATGAACTTCTGTCGTTCCTTGACAGCAGCGTCCTTACTGCCAACCATCTGCTTGCCCTTGAAGCCCTTGTAGTTGCCACCGAAGGCGCCCTTGGGTTCGAGGATGATGGGGCAGTCTGGGAACGAGAAGTCCGGCAGATACTTCGCCTCTCGTGCAGGAACGACGTAGCGTATCCACTGTGCTTCGTGGGCATACGCTACGCCTTCCTCGTCGAGCTGCTCCGCTACCTGCTTCTCAAGCCCAGATCGAAACGTGGGCTCAAGCGTCAGTGCGGGGGCAGTCATCAGAACGGAATGTCGTCTTCGTCTTCGTCGTCAGCGTCGGAGCTGTCTTCGGAGGCGGACGCATTCTTCTTGGAAGCCGTGAAGCCTTCCTCTTCCTCGAACGGGTTCGCACCACCATTCGTCACCAGCTCCAGAATTTGGTAGCTGTTGAGATACAGGTTGATGCCGCCGCCGAAGCCCGTGTACGGGTTCACGGTGACGTAGTTCTTCGTCACGGTGCCGCCACTGATCTTCGGGAGGTCCTTGTCCGCGATTTCGTTCTTCATCGCGTCGAAGGCGGCGGGCTTGTAGTCCTCACCGCTCGTCACGGTCAGGGTCAGCTCGCCAGTCTTCTTGTCCTTCTTCCACGGCTTCTTGCCGTCCTCCACGTCGAACTTCTTCATCATCTCGTCCAGCCACGCGTCCACTTCGCGGTGGTCCGCGTCGTTGAACTTGAGGTTCGTGATGAAGCGTCGCTTCTCGGCACCGCTCGGGCGGCCCTTCTTGTCAACCGGCTGGTAGACATCGACTTCGTTCAGCTTCGGCCACACGTTGATTGCAGCCGGGAGGACCTTCTTAATCTTCTTAGTCATGAAATGGGTAGTTCAGTCTTTCAGAGTGAGGAGTACGTAGAGGAGCAGTGGGGACATCGCGGCAATTGCGAGCCCCAGCAGCAGCTCGGTTGACATCAGGCGACGAGCGCCTTGATCTTGTCTGCGACGTCGTAAGCGCGCTTGGCAACGTCGCGTGCCGCTGTTGCGTCCAGCGCTGCCGCAAAAGCGACAGCATCGAGCTTCGCAGCTTCGGCGTTCTTGGAGACCACGGCTGCTTCCAGCTTGGCCACGGTATCGGTGAAGGTGGAGATGAGGGCTTCGACGTCGTGCTCGACGACAGCCTCGGCCTTCGCGAAGAGTGCTTTGATCTTGGAGAACATCAGTCGTTCGCTCCAGGTTAGATGTTGACGCGTCGCGTGCAGTGGCCCCACACAATGCCGTCTACGTCGCGACCGCATGTAGGCTTCTTCCACTCACGCAGGGTTGGTTTGGTGTATCCTTGGGGATACTTCGGGGTGCAGGCAGGACCTGCGAGGGCTGACCCAAACGAAAAGAGCGCCACGAGGGCGCCCACTAGCGTCAGTCGCATGTTGTGGGGTCAGTCGAGGACGGAGGCGTCGAGCTTGTAGTCAGACGCAATGATACGCATCCTCTTCTTCCACACGTCGATGCCTTGGTTGCGCAGCGTGTTGTCATGGGCGCCCTGAAGCGTACGCACGAGCCTCTTGTCGGTCTCGTCGATGCCCATGGCCTTCATGACGAGTTCATTGCTGGCGGGCTTGTGCTCCAACGTCTCGCTGTAGTTCTCGTCGGGGATCAGATGTCCAGCGGCACACTTGGTGCCGTTCGGACCACGGTAGAAGCACTTACCATCAGGCGAAGCAGCGGCAACGCCCTGCGCGAGGAGCTTGGTGGCGACGGTGTTGAAGATTTCTTGACTGGTCAGCATTGGTCGATCCTATTCTGCAAGGCACCCTAAGGCGCCGATGATGAGAACCGCCGCCATGTAGGCGACGAAGAGATGCTCGAACATCAGGCCGCTTTGATCTCGACGTAGTAGGCCCACTGACCCGCCGCGAAGCCCGCTACGTCAGCGCGGGTGCTCACGTTGTAGAAACGCAGGGAGCCATCGGGATCGGCCCAGATACGCTCAGCTTCGACGACGACGGCTTGGGGATAGACGCGCCACTTCTTCATGACGCCCGATACGCCTTCACGAACTCGCGGGTGAACGTGCGCCGCTGGTCCTTGTCCATGTGATACAGGTCGAACTTCACGGGCTGCCCATCGGCGCCGCGCACGGTCACG